CGTCTTCTCGCTGTTGGCGATCGCGAGCTGCGTGTCGGCCTGCGCCTTCATCGCCTTCGCTTGCGCTTCTTGCGCGGCGGCTTGCAGGTAGAGCGCCTGCGGGTCCGGCTGCGCGTTCTGCATCGCGGCTGCCATCTCCTGCGCCTCTTCCTCCGTCGGCTTCACGGCGCCCATCTGCACGAGCTTCTTGCGGAAGAACGCGCGCACGTCGGAGACGCCCTCGCCCTCGATGTTCATCATCGCGAGGGATTCGAGCACGGCCTTCGTCTGCGGGTCAGAGGCCACCGCGATGAGCGGCGTGAGCGTGCGCACCGTCGCGCTGCGCTTGCTCTGCGACGACGGCCCAACGTCGACGGCTACGTCGAAGCGTGCGCGCGAGAGGTCGTTCGCCATCTCGACGGCGCCCGTCTCGCCGATGGTCGGCTTCACGAGCTCGACGGCAGACGCGCCGCCTTCGGCGTCGACGGTCTTCATCGTGCGACCCTCTTCGACGTAGACCTCGCGCGCCATGCCGAGCCACACCTCGCCGCAGCGCTTCATGGCTTTGGCGAAGTTGCTCACGTAGATGAACGTTTGCATGTCGAGCCGCTGCTGCACGGCGGCGACCGTCTCCGCAGCGACGTTCGCGCGCACCTGCTCGCCGGCTTCGGCGTTGCCGAGCACGTCGCGCATGTCCTGCTCTGCGATCTGAATCAGCGCGGCAAGCGCGGGCGGAACCTGCGGCGGCTTCGTGTAGCCGAGCGGACCCGCCGGGGCTGACGAGCCGTCGGGGTTCGTCAGGCGGTTCAAGAGCAGGTACGGGAAGTTGCGCAGGTTGTCCTGCTCCCACATCCACTGGTGACCAGCGACCTGCTCGGGGTCGAAGAGCGGCTTTTCGACGGACGAGAGCGCGCTGATTTCGGCGAGCTTCGAACGCTGCATGTTCGCGATGCGCTGCGCGTCCTTCGCGAGGCGAACGTGGCCCATGCAACGTTCGATGTTGTCCACGAACCAGCGCTTGCCGTACGTGACGACGATCGGGATGTTCGGACCCGCGATGAGGCCGAAGTCTTCGAGCACACGACCGCCGGAGAGCAGGTACTTATGAACTCGGCGAGTCTTGCGACGCTTCGACGGAAGTTCCGTTGCGCCGGTCGACGCGAGCATCTGCTCGAGGTTCTCGTCCTCGTCGAAGTCGGCGCGGGCGTACGTCTGCTCCGAGCCGTCGAGCAGGCGGAACACGCGCAGCGTCTCCGTGCGCTCTTCGACGCGGTAGTATTCCGCGATGTACACCACGTCAGGCGAGCACCAATCGAAGTACGTCTCGTAGATCTGCTTCGGCCAAGACGACGGGTTGTCTTCGAACTGCGCTTCATACTCCTCGGGCGTCATCGACGAGATGACGAAGCAGTATCGCGCATCCGACTTGTCCTGCCGCTTCGCGTCGAGGTCGAAGTAGACCGACGTGTCCGCGTCGAAGATCGGCTCGATGCGGATGCGTTGTTTCTCGTTCTCGGGGTCGAGCTCGTCTTCGAGCACCGTGCGAAGGCGCCACGCGCCCATGCCGCCGCCGACCGCTTCCTCGAACGCGTTGTCGTACGCTTCATCCGCCACCGAATCCTGCTCGTCGGCGCGGTAGAGCCCATCGCAGAGGTCGGCGAGCTTGTCGGCCTCGCGGCCGTCCTTCGGCACGTAGTCGACCGTGATGCGGTTCGCGCGGTACTCGTTGATGATGCGCATCACGCTCAGCGCGACCTTGTTCACCTCGAGCCGCGGGCGGTTCTCGAACTGGCGTTGCAGCGGGCCTTCCCACTGCGCGCCAGCGATCGAGTAGAAGCGCCGGTCGTCGAGACACTGACGCCTCTCATCCTGAAGCGCAAATTGGATTGTGTTGAACCGGCGCAAGGCCTCGTCGTGGATGCGTGCGAGCTTCGCTTCTTTCGTCTCGGCCATGCCTCGCACCTATCACCGACGCCAAGCGTGCGCCACGGGTTGCGGCGGCTGGAGTTGCACGGGCTTCGCAGCCTGCACACGACGCGCGCCTTCGCAGGCGTAGCGCAGGGCGTCGATGACGTGGTTGTCGCGGTCGTCGAGCACCGGAAGGACGGCGCCCGTCAGCGGGTCGGCCTTGTAGCTGTAGAGCGTCAGCTCGTCGATGAGGTGCGTGCAGCGCGGGTGCACCACGATGTCGTGGCTCTTCAGCCACTCGACGCCCTCTTCGAGCGAGCGCGGACCCTTCACCGCTGCCATGATCTTCGGGAAGCCATGCCGCCGCATGTGCGCGATGGTCTCCGGGCGCGCCGAGTCGGCGACGATGGGCCACGTCTCCGAGCCCGGCACCGTGAGGAAGAGCGCGGGCGTGTCGACGATCTCGACGCCGACGCCGTACGCCTCGTGGTCGACGTAGAGCGTGCGGCCCTCGATGTAGCAGCGCACAAGCACCGTCGGATCGACGGCAAAGCCCCAGTCGGCGCCGAAGCGGATGACCGCGTCACGCGGTGCCTCGAACTCCTCGACGCGCCAGTTCTTAAAGACGCGCCGTTCCGAGTTGCGCAGGTACTCTCCTGCCCAAACGTGGCGGAACTTGTCGGGGTCGCGCTTGCGGTCGTACTCGAGCTCCGCGCGGAGCACTTCGGGGAACCAGGGGTTCGATTCGTAGTTCACGCCGACGACGACGGCATCGGGCGGCAAGCGCTCGCCGCGAAGGAGCGCGTCCACCGGGTCGGTCGACTGGCTCGGGTTCCATGTGAACCAAAGCTCGGAGCCAGGCTTGCGGATCGTCGGGCGCAGAAGGTCGAGCGAGCGCTGCGAGAGGCTCTGCGCTTCCTCGACCCATGCGCAGTCGTAGCCTTCGAGCGACTTGATCGAGTCCGCCGTGTGGTTCTGCATTCCCTGGAAGATGATGCGCCCGTCGCCCTTGCGTGACTTGATGACGGCCTCCTGAACCTCGAAGTACGCGCCGACGCCGAGCGCTTCGATCTTCGCTTCGATGAGGCGCTTGACCGACTGGCTCAGGCTCTTCTGCACTTCGCGCACGCAGACCGTCGACCGGTTCGGGTCGAGCACGTGCGCCTCGACGAGCATCTCAGCGAAGGCGTGCGACTTGCCCGAGCCTCGCCCGCCCCAGGCGCCTTTATAACGCGCCGGAGCGAGGAGGGGCATGAACCATCGCGGCGTCTCGATGCGGAGCGTTTTAGAGGCATCCTGGCGCGAGGAACGGGCATCCTTGCGGCTGGTCGCTTTACTCGCCGTCGCCACGCTTCACCTTGTCGACGATGACTCGCTCGATGCGTGCGAGCTCGATGGGCGCTCCGTCCGCGCCGGTGATCTCGTGCCGCTCCGTCTCGCGCCAGCGCGCCTGCGTCTTCAGGAAGAAGATGGCCGAAGTCGTGTCGCCGCTCAGCGCTTTCTGGATGAGGCCCTGAGCGACCTTCGCGACGACCTTGCTTTTGCCGCGTTTATAACGTTCGGCAATGTCTGCGTCGCGCTCCATCATGGCGAAAAACGTCGTTCGCCCGATGCCGAAGTAATCGGCGACCTGCTCGGCGGAAAGGAACGCTGCAAGCGTCTCGACCTCGGCGCGCTGCTTTTCGGTGAGCACCTTCGGTTTGCGTCCTGCTTTCATGCTGTCCTCGGCTGTTTGCGGACTGTCTCGCGCATGATCTTCGGCGAGACGTTGTGCCAGTTGATCTTATGGTGCAAGCGGTAGCGCCCTCCTCGCGGGTCGCCCATCTCTCCCACCTTGACGCAGCTCGGCGCGTACATGACCGAATAGAAGCTCTTCACGTAGGTGCCGCTTTCCAAGTACATTTCTGTCATTCCGCCCGCGTTCGACTGCGTTTGCATTTGCACGAGCTGCGCCTGAATCACGGTTAAGAACAGCGCTCCGCGCCTGCCTGCCGAAGTGTAGGTGTTCACGTCTTCGTTCACTCGGCCAACGAACTCGAACGGCCTGTCAGTCGAGCAAATGAAAGAGTTCATCGCTTTGCGCCGAAGCGAAGGAGTGTGCTGGCTGTTGTCGCCCCCGATGTGATCGCCGCCTTGGCTCATGGCGACCGACTGGGCGCCGCTCTTCTCGAAGAACTCCACGAGCGATGCGAAAACTTCGTCCATCGTCGTCTTCACACGCGCCCAGACGTACTCCAGCGCGCTGCTGTGCCTGATGGCAAACGACGTGTAGTCGTCATCGAGCTGGATGAAGTACTTGCACCCGACTTGCTTCGCGAGGTCGAAGCAGGCGTTTCGCGCGTAGAAGATTGCACGCCGGTCGTTGAAGTTATCGCCTTCGTCGAACCGCTTTGCGATGTCAGACTTCGAGAACGTGAGCACGGCGTCACCGAATCGCTTCCTGTACTCGCCTCCGGTCTTGTCCTCGTCGTCGATGACGATGAACACCTTCCCAGTGTAGCCTGCTTTTCGCAACGTATCGTAGGTATGCACCCGGTCTGGGCGACCGTGCGTGAGGATGAACGCGCAGAAGTCAGGAGGCATCGCCATTCCAGCCCTCTGCGTCTGCGAGCTTTCCGAGTCGTTCGGTCAGGTGCACGAATCCGTTTTCGATCGCCTTGTCAAAGTCGATGATGACCAGCGCGGAGCGCTCGAACAGGCCCTGCGTCTTCTCATCGGCGTGAGCGTAGAACTCGGCGATGTTGCGGAAGTTGAAAACCGTGTGCCTCTCGGCTGCGAGGCGCAGGAACGCCGAAACGTCTGGCGGCAACTTCGCCGCGTCGATTTCGCGCACGAGTTCCTTCGCCTTCGAGTTGTCAAACAGCTCCTCGACCTTTGGGCGATCGCCCTTCGGCTCGTAGATTGGAGCCTCGATCTTCTTCGTGTACGTCTCGCCGTCGAGTTCTTTTGCCTCTCCGGCCTCTGACGTTGCGCCGCTTTGCTCGTCGATGCTCTTGATCTCTTCTTCGCCGAACCCCGTCAAGTCAAGGTCGAACCCAAGCTCGCCAAGCTCGCCGAGTTCGAGCGAGAGCATCTCGGCATCCCATCCGGCGTTCAGGGCCAGCTTGTTGTCGGCGATGACGTAGGCCCTTCGCTTCGCGTCGGACCAGCCACGAGCGACGACGACGGGCACCTCGACCATGCCGAGCTGGCGCGCGGCGAGCACGCGACCGTGCCCCGCGATGATGCCGCCGTCTTCGTCGACGAGCACCGGCGTCGTCCAGCCCCACTCGCGAATCGACGCCGCGAGCTGCGCCACCTGCTCGTCGGAGTGCGTGCGGGAGTTGCGCGCGTACGGCGTAAGACGCTCA